ACTGGTGCGTAAATCCAAGGTTGCAATGACTTTAATGCCTTTGATGATGTCTTTGTTATCATGAATAAATTGCTGTTTGGCTTGATTTGCAACAATGGCTGTACCTGTGTGAGCAATGGTCTTGGCATGGCGTGTTGTGATTGCCAAAATGCCATCTTGGTAGTTTCTAGCCCTAGACCCCCTTATCATTTGAACAAGTTTGGCATTGGGCAGACCGTCATGATGAGCAAGGCGGATGGCGTTAGTGATTTTCTTGCGTTCTGTGTCGGTGAACACATCAAGCAGTTCATCAAGCGTTACGCCCATTTTGCCGTCTAGTCGCAACGGCTTAGCAAACACTTCATCGGCATACTTTTGTAATGCCTTGATGTTCTTTGGACTGTCCACCTCATAGCGATGATTAAATAGCCCACGCCAATCGGTTTTTAGGTTTGTGATAAACGCCCCAAACAGGGTTTTTAATTGGCTGTCGGTTTTCTTTATCACAATATTTACTTCTTTTTGCGATAAATCGCCAATCTCTTTATTAAAAACCACCCTTTGCAAAAATGCCAAAATGTCTTTGATTGTGACATTAAAATCATTTGCCAATTTGGTTTTTAATCGCTCTAAATTAATTAAGGTTTTCATTTAGCACCATTTCATGGCTCATCATCAATGTGGCCTGTAATCTCGCCCAAATCGCTCTCAATCTCTGCTTTGGCAAGCTCATCATCTTCAATAAAGGCAATCTCATCATCAATGAGTCTTGCACGCATCTCAGAGAATGTGATTGCTCCTGCTTGCCATTCTGCGATGAGCTGGCGTCTTTCATCAGCGGTCATCTTATTGGTATCAAACTTAGTATTAAAGACCACGGTACAGGTGTGTTTAATGCCCAAAAACTGACCACAATAATTAAAAGCACGGCTATAAGCATCAGATAAGTTATTGGCTAAATGGGCGGTAATTGATGTCTCATCTGCTTTATCGCTTTGGGCTTGGGTTGCTGTTTTTATACCACCTTTTGGTTCAATCAGTCTTGCCCCCAGTGCCACCATCTGCTCTTTTTTATCTTGCATGGCTTCATAAAGCCCACTGTTTGCATTAGATTGCAATAAAAACGCATTTGCCCCACTGCCTAAAATGTTCGCCGTTCTCGCTCCTAGGCGGATGGGATTGCCTTGATTGACAATGTCGGTTACCCATTCTTTGGTAAGCCCTGTAATGAATAAACTGGGCTGTCCTGCGATAAAGTTCCCCTCTTCATAATCAGCACTGTTGCGATAATGGGCAAGGTTTAGCACCGCCAAATCATACAAAGGAGCGTCATCAATGCTCTCATCATTGTCATTTGCCCCAAAAAAGACAAAGGGAATTTCATGAACACCACGGATGATATCGCTTTGGATTTGCTGCCATGTGCCTTGTTTTTGGTAGATGCTGTGCCAAATTTGCCCATCAATCAAGCGATATACCAAAAGCTGTTCGCCTGTTTGTACTTTAAAGCCGTCATCTTGTTTAATGTAGTTCTCTTTTAAAACAAGCAAGGTCAATTTGCGTGTGTTATTGACCATCTGCACACGCCAATTAATGATACTCTGGGGGTCAAATAGGCGTATCTTGGGGCGTAAATTATCATCACTGACATCCTTTTTGGTTGGCAGATACTGACCATGTTTGACAAGCGGATAATCTACCAAAAGACCACCACGCCCCTTTAACAGCATCATCAAAAATGCCTGCCTTGCTTGCCCAACAAATGACAATGCACCCCCATCAACAGCAGTCTTTAAAAATTCAAGTGCTGGGTCAATGTCAAGGGTTGGGTATTTGGCAAATACCATCCCTGCCATGGCGTTGGCGGTTCGTTTGGTAACATTATAAAAAACGGCTCGTTTTTGATAATCCATGTATCGCTGCACTTTAACCGCTTCATCTTCATTGATAGGGCTAGGATTTGGTAGGTAAATCTCGCCTTTTTTTGCGATGGCATCTTGACCGTGATAACAATCTTCAATCATTGTCCATTTGGGTATCTGCTCTAAAAGCTCAGGCAGCATATAATCAGGGTTCATTAATACATACTCACTTTTAATTGTGTTGCATACTGCTGTTTTGTCTGATAAGTTGCAAAATAACGAAACGCATCAGCTCCATGGCTTGCCCAGTCGTGCAATGGTTTATCACGCCATACGCCCATTTTATCGTTCCACTCTTTGCGGTAGCTTTCTAGTGCTTTAATGCCTTGCTCGCATTTGATGGCATCAAAGGCACATTTGGGCAAGATTTGGCGTACTTTTTCAATGTCTTCATTGACATTGCTTGTTCTTGGGACAACATCAAAATTTAATCGGTATATCTGCCCATCAATCTCATAGCCATCTCGTGCAAGTTCTCGTAAAGTCTTAGCACGGTCAGCCCCAAGCTGTCTATTATCAATATCATGCGGTGCAACATGCTTAGCGTATTTGTAGCCCTTATCTTTTAGCACTTTGATATAGTGGTTTAATCCCTCGCCTGAATTTTCGTAATAATCAACAATGTGAAATTCATCACCTACTTGTCTGATAAACCAAATCGTCGTGCTGTCTGATACGCCCAAATCCCAATAAGTATCAATGGGCAAATGCTCATTATCAGGCAGTTTGTCAATGCGACTGTTAGCATATAAGTAGGCAAATTGCTTGGCATAATACGCACCTTCAATACTCTGCTCAAAAGCCTCAGATGGTAATGACGGATATTCTCGCTTCATGTCATCGCCCAGCGTGCGTTCTTTGGCTTGATACCACGCCTTTTGTTCATCGCTAAGTTGTATGCCATGCTTTGCTTTTAAGCTGTCAAAATAGGCTTGTAATCGCTCGCTGATAGGCTCAGTGGTCATGGCGTACTCTTTGTTCTGCCACCATGCAAAAAAGAAAAACCGCCAGTCTTGGGCGGTTAATGTTTTCTTAGATAAATGCAGTTTTTCAGCGATTTGGCTAAACTCATAAAAATAGCCTTGCCTGCCTTCTGCGGTACTTTCAAGTGTTACAATACCGCCCAATGAAACTGCTTCAAATGCCCCCGTAACAATCTCTCTTGCCTTATCAGGGTATTTGGCACAGATTTTACCAAATTCGGACACGTGTAGCCTCTGCAATGTACCGCCACGAAATGATGTACTTACCGTAACACTGCCACCGTTTTCAAATACCATCTCTTCTTTGGTTTCAATCTTAATGGGGTTGGCAAGTTTAATCAAATCAGGTAAATGCTCATAAGCAAATTTGACCTTTTCACGAAACAAACGCTTGGCATCATGTAGCGTGTGGGCAATCAAGGCACATTTTTGCGATTCAAATAATGCACTATCTAACTGCATGATACACACCTGCGTGGTAAACCCCAATTGGCGTGCTTTTAAAATGATATTCCTGCTGTGTTCATGTTTAAAGTAATTATATTGCTCGGCGGTCATCTTAAATTTAACCTTTTTACCTGTCTTGTCAGTAATATAATAAAGGTTATTTAACCGATATAAGGGGTCTGCCAGTTTGTAAAACATTAATCCCCCTTGTCCTCCCCCAACTCTTTCATAAATTTTGCCATGAGTGATATGGCGTTGTCTGTATTGTCATCTTGGGATTTACCGCTGTATTTTTTTGGGTTCATGCGCGCTAATACCCATTTTCTTGTATCAATCTGCAATTTGGCTTTTTGCACCTCTTCTGGCAAGGCATTGTCGGCGATGTGGAGCATTTCATCAAAATACTGGTCTGCTCTTTGTTCGCTCGCGCGTGCGTATCTGTCGGAAAAGTCCGAATTGTGAGCAAGCCATTCATAAATGGTGGCTCTGTGCGGCATATCATCATCACTGCACACGCTTGCAACCGAACGCCCTTTGGCAACACGATACAAAAACTCTGCAACCAGATCTTCATTGTAAATTGTCGGTCTGCCCATTTTGGGCTTTTTAGCTGTCATAAGCCCTCCTTTTTTGGGTAAAAAATCTTGGCTCTATTAAAACAATCTAGTCAAATACTCCCTAAACAAATCCACCCCAATCGGTGCTAACTTTTCTTGCCACAGTGTTGTCAAGGTATCATTATCATCAACCGAAATAGACCTTTGAGCCAGTACCTGCCCTGTGTCCCAACCGTCATCAAGCTGATAGAGTGAGCCGCCCACAACCTTGTCGCCGTTTTCAAATGCGTCTTTTACGGCGGTTTTTCCTTTGTATTTAGGTAGTAGGCTTGGGTGGTAGCCGACCGCTCCGAGCCTTGCTTTATCTCTTGCCTGCTTTTCTACAAAACAATAGGCATGGGCGGTTAGGATAATGTCCACACCGTTTGGCACTTGGTCGGCGGTTAGGGTTTTACCGTGTGGGGTTATGGGGATTTTATGAGTGGTTGCCAGTGCCGCCAGTTTGTCTGTCTCATTGGGCGGCGAGACAGCAACGACCTTGATGTTTGGTTTGTTTAAACACCACGCCAAAAGCCTTTCGGCAAGCCACTTTTGCCCCACTACCATAACTTTTAATTTATTCATTAAAATTATCCCCCAAATACCTAAAGCCCTGCACCGCTCTAAAATGACCGCCATAACGCCCCAACAGTTTGCCGTCTTTGCACTTATTAGATGATTTGGAGTATAAAGCCCCACTAATCTGCGTCCACTTTTTATCACGCCTTAACGCTTGTGCAAGATTTGGGTGGCTTGTATGAAAAATGGTTCGCATGGGCTTGTTGTAGCGATTATTGCCTTGTAGCCACATTTCACACACCGCATTTAAAAACCGCATACCAATCCCCGCCCCTTGCCACTCTGGCATGACGACAAGTCGGCAGGCACGAGCTTCAATTAGACCGGGGCGAGTGGACACCGCCAAATGAGCGACAGGCTTACCATCCACAACAGCGATATAGTTGGTGGCGGCTATCATTTTTGGCATTTTTAGATAGTGATGTGGCTCAAAAAGTTCCCAAAATCGCCAATTGGTTTGGTAAATCTCAAAGCTAATTTTGGGGCGTTTGTGCCGCTTATTTTGCCTAAGAGACCCCCGATTAACATAAAATTCGCCTGTATCTGTATTATATACCCAATCAGGCTCTAACCAATCAAGCACATCATAATGACAAGTGAGTAAAATCGCCTGTTTGCCCTGTGTGCGTTTCCATGCCTTTGCAAAAGCACCCGCACCGATGCAAGCAATTTGTCTATCTACCACGCTACTAAATTCATCAATGATTAGGCGGTTTGGTTCATCCGCCAATGCCTTCGCAAGGTTGGCACGAAACTGCTCGCCATTACTTAACACTTGATAAGGGCGTAACCACGCAGGGACAGTACCAAGCCCCACCGCAGAAAGACAGGCGGTAGCTTTGTCTACGCTATCATTAACGGCAATTTGGTCAATGATAGGCTTGTCAGCTTGCCAAGTAGGGTTATAAATGCCCACGCCTTGCCAAATTTTCTTGCCGATACTGGTCTTACCTGTTCCAGAACCACCAACAACCACACCGAGTTGCCAATTACCATTTTCTTGCCAATGCTCAAACTCAATGGGTAGCTCGGCAGTGATTTGTACGTCCGCCCCTGTCTCTACATTAAAAAGGCTTTTAATACGCTCCGCCCGGTAGCTGTCAAAATCAGTGCAAGTGTGATGAATGTTAATATTCATACAACCACCACCTTAGTTTTATAACCAAGCTCTTTCAAATGATTAAAGACGGTTTGTTGGTGTGGCTCGTCATCGCAGACAATAACAAGACCAAATTTGGGTTTGTATTTAAAGCCGTTTTTAGCAGGGGCTTTGTCTAATGCCGATTTATCTGTTTTGGTTTGAGCCATGATTTTACCTCTTGTTAAATTAATTTTGTTAAATCGCCTTGATTAAATGGCTGGCTATCCACTGTGCAACTGGCGGACAGACGGCGTTTCCCGCAGCCCTAGCTTCTGTAGCGTTGGTCTCATCCAATCCTTTGCAAAGCCCATCATCGACAGTCGTTCGCTCCCTGACAGCCATCTGACCCCGTCCGTTTGGTACAGCGATGATATCGGCACAATTGATGTTGATGGCGGATGAGCCGACCCCTGCCAGTAGCGTATGGTGTGCGTCCGCCCAGCACGATTGCGATTCAGTCTTGCCAGAAATGCGTTCCACTGACCCCAAGTCAGCCATAAGGCTAAATGGCGGGTATTTTCCAAGACCTGCGACCAAGAATACTCTACGGCGTTTTTGGGGGACTCCGAAATAACGGCTGTCAAGCACTCGCCAAAATCCCACATACCCGCATTGGGCAAGCGTTTCAATGACTGTTTGTAGGTCTTTGCCATCATTTGATGAGATGAGACCTGCGACATTTTCAAGCACGAGATAGGTCGGTTTGAGCGTGTCCACAATGTCCATAGCATTAAAGAATAGCGATGTACGCTTGCCTTTAAGCCCTGCTCGTTTACCAGCGACAGAAACATCTTGGCAGGGAAATCCGCCTGCGATGACATCAACTTGTCCGCCATTTGGCAAGGATAACAGCTCTGGCAGGCAGGTTTTGACATCGGCAAATTGTTTGGCGTGGGGAAATCGGTCGGATAATACGGCACGACAAACGGGGTTAATCTCAACTTGCCAACTGGTGTGAAAACCTGCTTTTTCAAAGCCGACATCAAAACCTCCAATACCAGCGAATAGACTGCCAATGGTTGGTGGCTTGGGTTTTTGAACTGTTTTACCTTGGGCATTCATAGGTTTCCTTAGTTGTAGGGGTTATCCTGTCTGTCAAT